ATGACCGACTCATCCCCCCGTATTTCCGACCTGGCGCGCGCGCCTGCGCCCCTGCCCGACTATCTTGAGGGTCTGAACCCCGAACAGAAGCTTGCAGTCGAGACGACCGAGGGGCCTGTGCTGGTGCTGGCGGGCGCAGGCACCGGCAAGACGCGCGTGCTGACCACGCGGCTGGCGCACATCCTGGCCACCGGAAAGGCGCGACCGTGGGAGCTGCTGGTCGTGACCTTCACCAACAAGGCCGCGCGTGAAATGCGCGAACGGATCACCCATCTGATCGGCCCGTCAGCAGAGGGCCTGCGCTGGCTGGGCACCTTCCACTCCATTGCCGCCCAGATCCTGCGGCGCCATGCCGAACTGGTGGGGCTGCGTTCCAGTTTCACCATTCTGGACACGGACGATCAGGAGCGGTTGCTCAAGCAACTGATGGAGGCCGAGGGCCTCGACACCAAACGCTGGACACCCCGGTCGCTGGCCAGTCTGGTCGATCACTGGAAGAACCGCGGCTGGACACCTGCCAAACTTCCGATCACGGAGGATTTCGCCGACGGCAAGGCGAAGTCGCTCTACACCGCCTACCAGAACCGCCTGAAGACGCTGAACGCCTGCGACTTTGGCGACCTCTTGCTGCACAACCTCACGATCCTGTCTGAACACAAGGATATTGCAGAGGAATATCGCAGGCGGTTTCGTTATATCCTGGTCGACGAGTATCAGGACACCAATGTCGCCCAGTACCTGTGGCTGCGGCTGCTGACGTCTTCGACAGGCAATGTCTGCTGCGTGGGTGACGACGACCAGTCGATCTATGGCTGGCGCGGCGCCGAAGTCGATAACATCCTCCGCTTCGAGCGGGACTTTCCCGGCGCGAAAATGGTGCGGCTGGAGCGCAACTATCGGTCAACCGGCAATATTCTGGGGGCTGCTTCCGGGCTGATCGCCGGTAACCGGGACCGGCTGGGCAAGACTCTCTGGACCGACGATGACGGAGGCGAGAAGGTACGTGTGCGCGGCGTCTGGGACGGCGAGGCCGAAGCGCGTTTGATCGCAGATGAAATCGAGACCGCCCGCAAACAGGACATGAAATACAAGGACATGGCCGTTCTTGTTCGCGCCTCCTTTCAGATGCGGGCGTTCGAGGAGCGGTTCGTCATGCTGGCCATTCCCTATACGGTGATCGGCGGGCCGCGCTTTTTTGAAAGGGCCGAGATCCGCGATGCCCATGCCTATCTGCGGCTGATCCAGTCCGAGGACGACGATCTGGCCTTCGAGCGGATCGTCAATGTGCCCAAGCGCGGCATCGGTGACACCTCGGTCCAGAAGATCCTGCATCTGGCGCGGACGGCCGGCATTTCGGCCATGGCCGCCGTCCATCGCCTGATCGAGTCAGACGAGCTTCAGGCCCGGACGCGGACGGCGCTGGCCGGGTTTGCGCGCGATCTGCACCGCTGGCGCACCATGGCCGCCGACCTGCCCCACGGCCAGTTGACCGAGACCATGCTGGAAGAGAGCGGCTATACCGACATGCAGAAGGCCGACCGGCTGACCGGCCAGACGCGGCTGGACAACCTCAAGGAGCTGGTTCAGGCCATGCAGGGGTTCGACAGCCTGCAGGCCTATCTGGAGCATGTGTCGCTGGTCATGGATATGGAGCGGGCTTCGGGCGATGACTCGGTCCAGATCATGACCCTTCACGGCGCCAAGGGGCTGGAGTTCCCGCTGGTCTTCCTGCCCGGCTGGGAGGAAGGCGTCTTCCCCAGCCAGCGCAGCATCGACGAAAAGGGCGAAAAGGGCCTCGAGGAGGAACGCCGGCTGGCCTATGTCGGCCTGACCCGCGCGCGCCGCGATGCCCGCATCAGCTTTGCCGCCAATCGTCTGGTCTATGGCCGCTGGACCGCACAGATGCCCAGCCGGTTCGTGGACGAGCTCCCGATCGCCAACGTGCAGCCCGAAAGCGAGACGGGGTATTACGGGGCCGCCCCCAGCGCCCGTCAGGTGCAGGACCGATGGTCAGAGGGCAAGACCTTCGGCGGGGGCTATGACAGCCCCGGCTGGAAACGCGCCCAGCAACGCAGCGCCACCGGCTCGGCTCACCGCACCGCGCCCATCGAGGGCGTCGCCCGGCGCGTCGACAGCCCGGCCACAGCTGCACCCTCGGGCCAGTGGAGCCGCGGCGAGCGGGTGTTTCACCAGAAGTTCGGCTATGGCCGCATCCAGGGCATCGAGGGCAACAAGCTGCGCGTCGCCTTCGACAAGGCCGGCGAGAAGAAGGTGATCGACAGCTTCGTCGAAAAGGCCTGACCGCAGCGAAAGTCTGGCCGCCTCATGATGGTCGGGGCGAGAGGATTCGAACCTCCGACCCTCTGCTCCCAAAGCGTGTGGAAATGCAGACAGGTCGCTATTCAAGACGTAAAACTATACGCGTCGCGCAGGTCTAGAAACAGTGACTTACCACTACACCGTAAAAAGCGACCCTACAGGAATTCCGTGCGAGGGTTTGATACATTTGATGTGACGAACGATGAGTTTGGGTCCGGATTCCTACTCGATGAACCCACAACCCTTCAGAGATTTTAAGCCGCGAAAAGTGTAACTTATGCGTGCTATCTCGCTCAACCTGCGCTATTCGCCTCGTTCGTAGGCTGACCCAGACGAGAGAGGATTATGCTCATGGCCCGATGCACTGCCCCTGTACGAGGACACCGCTCCGCCGCCGCCCGCGCGGATTGCCCCGCATGTGGAAGCCGCTACGGGAGAGGCTTTGGGTACGGGTACGGTTACGGCTCCAATCCCCGCCCAACGCCCGACCCGATCAGGTCCAGCTACACCGGAAAAGGCGGCAGTGGGAGCGGTGGTTCCGTTCGTTCGTCGAAGCCGCGATGGTCGAAAGCAAGCTCGCCGGTCTGGTACACTGAACACGAAGTTCGCGCTCTTCAGCCGATCAGGCGAAGTGTCGAGGAGCGAGCGACGCTTCCGGATCTGCGAGACGTCTTCCTTTGCCACGCCTGGGATGATCGACAAGGGCCGGCCAAGGAGTTGCACGATGCGCTCGAGGCATCAAAAGTCAGTGTCTGGTTCAGCGAGAAAGACGTCAGGCTTGGTTCGTCGCTGATGCGCGAAATCGACAGGGGATTGGCCAGGTCAAGGGTTGGCATCGTGCTAGTGACGCCAGCATTCCTGACGCGCATTCAACAAGAAGGCATAGCCGATAAGGAGCTTTCTGCCCTTCTGGCCCGGGACCTCTTGGTACCCATCGTCCATGGCACGACTTACGAAAAGCTCCGTGAGGTTAGCCCTCTTCTGGGCTCCCGCAGCGGGTTGAGCACATCCGAAGAGACGATGGCGCAAGTGGCCGCGAAACTCGCTGAGCTGGTCAACGTCGAGGACCAAGGAGCATAAGCCGTTCGCGGCTCTTGCTTAAGAGTTTGCCCAGATATGGAGTGACGGAATCAGCGTCCGCTCATCTGTCATTCGCCGCGCAAGTCGGTCGAGGGTTCCCGATCGGCAGGTGGACCGACGGATTAGGCCGGGCCGAGGGCGCGATCGTGCGGTCGATCGTGAGGCTGGCGACGAAGGTGTGGCCGCACTCGACATCCGTGCATTGTAGGCGGAGCTCCTTGAACAGGGGTGTCAGCTCCTTGGAGCTGCGCACCTTGGCCGGCGCACGACAGTGCGGACATTTGGTCTGGATATGACTGCCGAAGCGGCGGCCCGGTTGCTTGAAGGCAGCGGGCTGGTGATCACTGGAAAACCGGCCACCGCTCGAGGCGGCCGCGCTGGGCATGTCCTGCATATTTGACCCCGACTTTGCCCCTGCGCTTGTCATAACAGAAACCTTCCCTTTCGTCAGAATAAAAGAACCGTGAGTTATAGCAGTGGCAGGCTCAGCCCGAGGATGAACCGGAGCCGCCGAGCTCGAGGTTCAGTGTCGTGGTCAGGCCACCGTTGCCGGTCAGGCTGTGCCGCGTCTCGGCGATCAGCCAGTCGGCGGCGTCGATCTGTGGTTTCCAGCCGGACAGGGAGAGCTGCTGCTCGGGAAACAGGTCTGGCCGGCCGCGGGCGAGACTGAGATTGAAGCGTGCGCCGGCGCGCGCCTGGCGCTTGAACGTCGACTCGGCCGCGCGGCGGGCCGTGCGCTCCGATCCATAGATCCTGCCGAGCCGCTTGGGGTTGTCGGCCGAGCCGACGAGGACCTCCTTGCGCGTCCCGGCCGACCGGTCCTGCCAGATGGCGATGACGCCGGAATAGCTGTCGCGCTCGGCCGCTTCCCAATCGTGCCGGTCGCCGTCGCTGCGCGTCAGCGACGCCGGCGGAATGGGCGTGCCGCCCGGGGTCTCTCCCGAGCCGACCGCAGCAAACAGCAGGCGGCGGGCCTTGACGGTGGCGACCGCGTCATGGAGCCGCCCCAGACGCGCGAGGAAGGCGCTGTCGCTCTCCCGGTCCTGGTCCAGGTGGGCGACCTCGATCGATGCCTTGTCGACCGCGACGATGGCCTGCAGGCCGTTTCTGCCGGCGACGTCGGTCAGCACCTGGCCGAGGGTGGTTTCGGTCCAGGTCTGGGTGCGGCGGGTGCGGAAGGCCCGGGTCAGGTCGGCCGACCGGGCCTTGATCGTCAGGCGATCGGGCGTGCCAGAGTGCCGGCGCGCATCGACCTTGAAGATGCCTTTGTCGATCAGAGTGGTCGAACCGCCTTCGACCAGGTCGCGCCAGCCCAGCTTGAGCGAGATCTCGGCGCCGGCCGGAGGGATGGCCACGCGGCCATCGGAATCGTCCAGGACGATCTCGAGCTCGTCGGCATCGGTACCGCGCCGTTCCGACAGGCCGAGGCTGATCAGGCGGGGATAGACGTCGCCGCTGATGCTCTTTCCGTCGACGATCAGATCATAGGCGGCCTTGCGATGGACATAGCCCGGCGCCGTCACGTGACGGCCTCGGCCGGGGCGTCCTGGCCTTCCGGATCCTGCATGCGGCGCAGCTGCAGGCTGAAGTCGGTCTGCAGGGCGATGCCGCCCGCCATGAAGTTGCCCTTGCCTTCGTCCAGGGCCTCGATGACGAAGGCGCCATAAACGAAGCCCTCGCCGTCGACGAGGGTCCAGGCTTGGCCGGTGTCGGCCATGGCCGCCAGCTCCTCGAGCGCGTCCTTGCGGCCGATCTGCCCGGGCGCCAGGATCCCCGAGAGCTCGATCAGATCATCGCCCGGCCCGGCGAACTGGCCGGCCGCCCGGGCATTGACGCGCTCGTTGGTCGGGTGACGCCAGGTGCGGCGGCGGCGCAGCTTGTCGAACAGGGCGCTGTCGATCGAGAAACCGAACATCCCGAGCGACATCAGCATGGCGACATCAGACATCAGGCCTCTCCATAGTCCGGGTCATCCGACAGGCTGGACAGGTCCGGCTTGCGGAGCAGCTCGGCCACGCGCCGCGCCAAGGCCTCGGCATCCTCGCCCGACCGCTGCACGATGGTGATCTTGAGCTCGCCGATCGCGGGCGGGCCCGACGTCCTCGAGGACGCCGCCAGCGTGGCGGTCGGCCGGGCCGAAAGGCGCGGGCCGGTGTCGAACGCCGGCCGGGCCAGACTGGCGGGGTCAGCCCGGCCGAAGGCGGCGGCCGCCTCGAGCCCATCCCGCTCCTGCCCCTCGATGCCTCCTGCCCTCAGGCCGGGCATGCTGACCGAGCCGGCGGCGATCAGGGCAGCGGCCGCGCCGGCCATGACGCCGGCCGGGCCGCGTCGGTCCTGGCCGAGGCCCAGGGTGAAGCCGGACATGACGTCCCGGCCGACATTCATCATGACACGCGAGGGCGAGCGTGTCTGGGTGACGCGCCGGGTCGTGGCCTCGGGCACGCGGGCAACCTCGGCCGTCGCGGCCTGGACCTCGGCCCGCCTGCCCCGGATGCCCCGGGCGAAGCCGTCCATCGCGTCCGCACCGGCCTTCAGCAGCTTGCCGGGCAGCTCTTGCAACCAGGTCCACAGGGTGGCGAAAGCGCTCTTGAACGCCTCGAGCGGATTGAAGGCGCGGATGACGTTCCGCACCACATCGATGCCGGAGGACACCGCCCCCTGCACCCTGTTCCACAGAGCGACGACGAAGCCCGAGATCGGCCCCCAATTGCTGATGATGAAGCCGAGGGGCGTGAACCGGAGCAGCAGCTGCCCGATGGCCTCGAGGCCGTACTGGACCGTCGACCGGTAGCGGTCGAAGGCCATCAGCAGAAAGCTCGAGATCGCATCCCAATTCCGGACGATGAAGCCGAGCGGGGTAAAGCGCAGGAGGCCCTGGCCGATCACCGAGAGCCCCTTGCGCACGACGCCCCTCGCGCCCGCCCAGACGCTGGCGATGTGACCGGTGACGCCAGACCAGGCCTTGCGGACATGGGGCATCGGGGAGAACCGGGCGAGCAGGTATTTGGCATAGTCGAGCCCCAGGCCAACGGCCTGACCGATCAGGTTCCACAGGGCGCGCACGAAGCCGACGATCGGCTGCCAGTTGCGGATGACGAAGCCGAGCGGGGTGAAGTTGAGTATGTAGGCCTTGATCAAACCCAGCCCGCCGCTGACCGTGCGCGTGATGCCGTCCCACAGGCCCTTGAGCCACGGCCCGATCCGGCCCCAATTCCGATAGATCACATAGGCCACGGCCGCGACGGCCGCGATGATCAGTGTGGCGATCAGCACCATGGGGTTTGCCAGCAGGGCGGCGGTGAACCGCCAGACCCCCATGGTCATCAGTTTCAGGCCGGTGAGGACCGGCCCGAACAGGACCGCTGTTTGTGTCAGGGTCAGCTGCAGGAGGGCGAAGGGGCCGAGGACGGCCGCCGCGGCCATGGCCAGCCCGCCGAACACGACGAGGCCCGCCGCGAGGACCGCGACCAGGGTGCCGACGACCTTGATCACGCCCGGATTCGCCTGGGCAAAGGCGCGGAGCCGATTTGCCCCGTCACGTAGCGCGAGGGCCCCGGCCTTGATCTGGGGCAGGAAGGTCGTGCCGATCTCCACACCGAGGGCCTTGAACCCCTCCTTCCCGAGTTGGACGGCGTTCGACGCGGCCTTCGCGCGGGACTCGAACTCCTTTTGCATTGAGCCGGCGTAGAGGCTGCTGTCCGCCACCTTGCCCAGGTTCTCCTCGAGGAGCTCGAGGTTGGTCAGCATGGGCGCGATGGCGCCAACCGATTCCGAGCCGAACAGCTGGGTCAGGATCGCGCTCTGGCGATCGGGCGCGAGCTTCGAGATCCGGCCCAGCACGTCGAGGATGGTGCCGCCGGCGTCCTGTTGCATCTGCCTGGCCACAGTAACGGCGTCGAGGCCCAGGGCCTTCCAGGCCTGGCGCTGCATGCGGGTGGCAGCCTCGCCCTTGGTCAGGGCCAGCACCGTGTTCTTGATCCCGGTCGCGGCGATTTCATCACTGAGACCCATGCCGGCCATGGTCGAACCGAGGGCCGCGATCTCGCCCGCCGCCATGCCTGCAACCTCCCCCAGCGGCCCGATGCGGGTCACGATGTTGGAGATTTGCATGGCATTGGCGGGGCCGGTGTTGCCCAGATAATTGATCTGATCCGCCAGGCCTCGCACTTCCGGCTGGGTCATGCGGAAGGCTGTCCGCCAGGTGGCCATCATCGACCCCGACTGCTCGGCGGTCGTATCGAAGGCGATGCCCATCTTGGCGGCGTCTTCGGCGAACCCCAGCAGTTCCGCCCGCGGGATGCTGGCCTGTCCGGCAGCGGCGACGATGGCGGTCAGGCCCTCATTCGCAATGGGAATATGCGTGGCGAGGTCGAGGATATCATTCGACATTTGCCGGAACTGGAGCGGGGTCTCGAAGTCGACGACCTTGGCCACGTCCAGCATGCCGTCCTCGAAGGACATGGCCTGACGCCCTCCCATGAACAGGGGAGCGGCCAGGGCTCCGCCGGCGGCGACCGACGACATGCCGGCGCCCTGCATGGTGCCGGCCAGCTGCTGAGTGCTGTCGTAGCGGGTGCGCGCGGCCGACAGGCGCTGCTGACGGGCAGCGACGGCCTCAAGCTGGCGGGCCTGTTCGCGCAGCTCCCCATTGGCTTCGCGTAGTTCGCGGCCCAGGCGCATCTCGTGGGCGCTCAGGTTCTTCGTCGAGATCCCGGCCTTGGTCATGGTGCCGCGCAGATCCTGCAGGCCGAGACGCCGGCGCTGCTCCTGCTCCTGGAGACCGCGCACCTTATCGCGGGCAATCTCGAGGGCGCGTGTCAGCTGGCGGGTCGGACGATCGGCCGAGGCGTGGGCCTGGCCGAGCCGCTGGGCTTCCTTCTGGGCCTCGGCCAGCCGCGCCTGGGTCTGGCCCAGCTCACCCTGCAGGCGCTTGTAGGCGGCGATGTTGCGGACGCTCTTCTGCAGATCCGTGACGCGCTCGCGGGCGGCGCCGAGCGCTTTGGACGTCCGGTCGCTCTCGCCCTTCACGCCCTGAAGAAAAGTCTTCGCGTTTCCAGCGGCTTTGAAGATGAGATTGAGGCGAAGATTACGGTCCATGCGTCATTCGTCCTTCGGGCCGTTGACCCGATTCCACAGGGCGATCGCGCGCTCCCGCTCTTCTGAGAGGTCGGCCAGGTCGAGGGCTTCAAGGGCCTCCCTGGACCAGCCATGCATCACGAACATGATGTCCGCGAAGGCGTCCTCTACTCGGTCAGGGAGGCCTCCCGCCGCTGCGACTTCGTCAGCAAAAAATTGATCACCTCGCCGGACAGCTGGGCGATGTCCTCCCCGTCCATGTCCATGAATTCCTGGCGGTGGATCATCGGTTCGCTGATCCGGGGGATGACGATCGACATGGCGACCACGTCAGCCGCATAGAGTTCGGTCAGCTTGGTGCCACGCAGATCCCCGCCGCGGGGCTTGCGGATGGTGACGTCCACGACCTCGGTCCCGCTGCGATCAAGGGGATTGTCGAGGGTCACCAGAGCCCAGGGGCGGCCCGTCTTGTCAGTGCCCGATCGGGCCTTTTCCGCAGGAGCGGCGGTCTCGGACGAGGCGGGCGCCTCAGGCTTGGGTTCGGTTTTCGTGTCCATTGGAGGGGTCCCGCATGTTTGACCCTATGTTCACGACGCGGTCGCTCACGGCTTGAGGGTCACTGGTTCGCCGCGTCAGCGCGGCCATGAATCGATCAAAGTGGCGATCGGCGGCCTGACGACTTGCGACATCGTCATGGCGCTGGCGCTCGAGCGCGGCCGCGATCGGGGAAAGAGAGCGCCCCGCCGTCATCAGTTGATGATGCGGCGCAGCTCGGCGCGGCGGTCGACACCGTCGACGATGAAGGTGCCGGCGATCATGTCGATCTCGAATTCGACACGGCCGTTGCGGGTCTGCTTGTAGAAAACGCAGGCCGTCTTGTACTTGGTGCCCGACTTGGCGCCGACCTCGTCCGTCCCGGAATCGATCTCGGTATGGCGGCCGCGCACGACGATCTGGACGTCGTCATAGCGGCCCGTGGCGTCGTTCTGATAGGCACCGGCGAAGCGCAGCTGGCTGCCGTCGATGTCTGTCGAACCGAATTCGCGGTTCAGCTCGGGCATGTCGCCGCCGTACTCGTGTTCGACCTCGAGCCCTTCCAGACCCATGTCCAGCTTGACGGTGCCCAGCATGCCGGCGCCGCGATAGTCCTCGGTCTTGATGACCAGCTTCGGCCGGGTGAACTTCCCCGCCTGACCGGCGAAGGAGTTCGCCGCATTGAAGACGTTCATGTCCTTGAGTTGACGGGGCAGTTGCATGGCGGGAGTTCCTGGAAGGACGGTTAAAAGGGCTCAGGGGCGAAAGGGCTTGGGATGACGGGGCCGGATCAGGCGGTTCCGGCCAGCTCGGCGAAGTCGGCGTAGAATTCGTCCGTGATCTCGGGCCCGATACCGAGCTCCTCGAGCGGGGCGCAGGGGGTGAAGCGGTAGCCGATGCGGAGCTTGCCGGCGGCCAGCAGCTCGGGCGTGTTGCCCTCGGCCAGGAAGGCCTCGAACCCGATCAGACGACCGGCCAGGACCTCGCGCCGGCCGAGCGCATTCAGGCTCTCGATGATGTCGATCGCCAGCGACTGGCGGAGCGGCTGATCGATGTAGGGGAAGACGCCCTCGGCAATGGTGTCACGGAGCACCTGGTCCGTGCGGACGGCGCTTTCGAAGGCGTAGCGCGGATCATCGGAGCAGGTGCGGTTGCCCCAGAAGCGGAAGCCGTTGCGCCGGATCAGGCCGGTGACGTCCGCGCCGTTGATCAGGCCGATCTCGGTATCGGCCGACTGCAGATCCCAGGTGCGTGGGTTGGTCAGGCCCAGAACTCCCGGGACGGCCACATTGGAGATCGTCTTGTGATAGCCGACCTCGCGGTCCAGCCAGGCGCGGGCGCCCACGGCCCGGGCGGTGGCGAAGCTGACCACTTCGGCCTCGGCCAGGGCGTCGAAGGCGTTGAAGTCGCCATCGATCAGCATCAGCTCGCGCGTCGAATAGGTCTGGCGGTAGGTGTAGATCTCGGCCGGGGTGGCGCCGATGGCGCGGGCATAAGCCATGGCCCGCAGCTGGGTGGCGACGACGCCCATAGCCGCGGTGACGGCCGCGTCGTCGAGACCGGGCGCGGCCAGGATGCGCGGGCGCACGGCCACGGCCTGCTCGGCCACCAGCAGCTTCTGAAGCCCGGCAATGACGTTCGCCGCCTGGTCGGCCGCGATGTCCTCAGGGTCGGCCCCCTCCCCTTCATCGACCAGGATCAGGACGCCGGTCGAGCGGCCGAAGTCGGCGATGGCGCGAAGCGCGCGCGAGGCGGTCCCGGCCTCACCGGTCGCGGCGATGGTGGCCTCCAGGTCCTGGACCAGGATCGGAGTGTTGAGATCGAGGCCGACCGCGTCCGGCGCCGTGGCGACGATGCCCCAGACGGACAGGGGATTGACGAACAGGGCGACCGCGCCGAGGGCGGCGGCGGTGATGGCGACGCCGTGGGTGCGAGGGGTCAGGGCCATGGGAGTTCCTTCAGGTCGGGCAGGAGGCGATCAGGGCGATCAGGCGGCGGACGGAGCGGGGTGACGCGGAGAGGCGAAGTCGAAGCCTTCGGGCCGGTGCAGATCCACGCGCCGGCCGAGGATGCGCAGGTGAAGGGCGCCCGGGCGCGGGCGCTCGAGCGTCACGCGCGTCAGCTGCACGCGAGGCTCCCACCTCAGCAGCGCCATAGCCGTCGCCGCATAGATTGCGAGACGGGTGCGCGGGTTGTCGGGCTGATCGACCAGGTCGGGCAGGCGCGAGCCATAGGGGCGCAGCATCACGCGGCTGCGCTCGGGCGTGGTCAGGATGTCTCCGATCGACTGCTCGAGGTGTGCAGCGCTGCGGCTGTCGAGGGCGCGGCCCGTGGTGCGCGACATGCCAAAGCTCTGGCCGGTCATACGGGTGCCCCCGTCTTGCCGGAGATCGTGCCGCCGGTGTGGACGTGCGACTTGAGGCTCTTGGGTGCGCCGGCGACGTCGACGACGACGTCCTCCTTGGCGGTCACCTTCTTGTCGACCACAGTGTTGCCGGTGATGGCCGTATCGCCATCGATCGAGACGTTGCCGGTGATGGTGGTATCGCCGACGATGGTGACGCCGCCCGGGGCGGTCATGGTCACGCGGCCGGGCGTCTCGACCTCAAGGTGCTGGCCCTCCGGATCGTAGGAAACCTGGGCGCCGTCCTGAAAGCGGATGGCGTTTTTCAGGCCGAGGAACAGGGGTGCGAAGGCCGAGGACGGCAGGCCGTTCAGCACCATGCCCTGCTCGATGTCGCCTTCCGGTGCAATCACCAGGACTTGCTGGCCGACCGTCGGCGGGATCCAGATGGTGGTGTCGCCGACCGCCATCAACCAGTCGAGGGGCGGGGTGGTCTGTTCGCCCATGGTCACCACGACCTTGCCCGCCTCAAGATCAACCGACTCGACGATGCCGACGCGCAGAAGCGAGCCGAACAGGCGATCGGAGTCAGCGGCCGGACGTGGGAAGGCGGGGCGGGTCATAGGCTGCGGACGATGGCGCAGCACGCGCAACATCGCAGGGGCGCGGTGTTGTCAGCACCGCACGGCACAAAAGGCGGTCAGCCCGTAGTGGTCAGGCTTTCGTCGAGCTGGGGCCAGTTGATCGTGTGCGGGAAGCCCGCTTGATCCGGCACGTCGCGCAGATCCTGAATATGCTGCAGGACGCCTCGGTAATCCTCGGCCGTCAGGGTGGTGGTGACCCCGAGGGCCACTTCGTCCCGGTGCCGGTCGATCAGCCAGCGAACCCGGGCTATGCGCCGTGTCCGATCGGTCCTGACCGCGTGGGCCACCAAGGCCTCGTCCGGCTCGAGGTCCGGATCGTCGTCATCTGTGGACGCCGGTCGAACCGTCCAGGTCCCGTCATGAAACACCGCTTCCTCGTCGAAGCCGAAGGCGGGCGGCGGCTCCCGGGTGGCGTTGGCCGGGATCAGCCAGTGCTCGGGCTGCACCCGGGCCGCCGCGGCCGTCGCATCGGCAAGGGCGGCGTCGCGGATCTGCATGGCCTGCCCGATCGCAGCGTCCAGATCCTGTTCGGCCTGGGCCAGCTGATCGAGCGTCACGCGCGGGGCACTGGCGAAGTCCGCCATGGCGCCAGTGTAGGCGGTCGCATAGGCGGCGTGAGCGCCCGCCGCCAACGGGTCGTGCACAGCGTTTCGCGCCAGCTCGAGCTCCATAGGGTCCGCCTCGGCCATGCCGGCGCCGCGATAGAGGCCGGTCTCGGGATCGTAATGATAGATCAGCATCGGGCGCCTCAGTAGGAGATACAGGCCAAGAGGGCCTCGTTGACCGGGCGGGCTTCGGACCCGCCCTCGTAACCGGTGAACATCGAGCGCGCGGTGCCATCGGAATCGCCGTCCTCGACGTAGTTGTCGTTCGACCCCGTCGAGCTGCGCGCGGCGATGGAGTGCCGGTGCTGCAGGTTCTGGCTGGCCTGATAGCCGCCCGTCCCCAGCGCGCGGCCCGGGTCCAGCCCGCGACCGTTGTCCAGGCCCCGGAAGAACAGGCCGCGCCAGTCCGGGATCTGGAAGGTGGTCGCGCCGTCGCCGGCGCCATAGCGGGTGCCGATCGCGGCAAACAGCCGGGCATAGGTGGTGCGCGAGACGACGGCGCCATTGGCGACCAGACAGCGAGTGCCGGCAGGGACCGTGGCCTGGTCGAAGAGATGAAGCTCCCCGGCCGGCCAGACCAGATCGAGCAGGTCGGTAATCTTGGCGGACGTCAGGTTTGGAATGCGCGCGACGTCGAAAACCCCCGACGTGACATCGGCGGCGGCGTGGGTGTGGGCCGAAGGCGTGAAGGTCGACGGCTTGCCAGTGATCTCGCCCCAGGCGTGAGCGTGGCCGAGGGGCGAGGCGAAGGCGGCGACCGCCTGCCGAACCCGCTGGGCGGTGAAGTAGCGGACGGTCGTCGCGGTGCCGGCCTCGGCTTCGGCCTGGCTGATCAGGCTGTAGGCATTGGCGGCCAGCTTGGCATCGAGCGTAACCTGCAGGCCGGTGACGTCGCCGATCGCGTGGGTGTGTGGCGCCGGGGCAAAGAAGTCCGGCTTGCCGCTGATTTCGCCCCAGGCGTGGGCGTGTCCGAGCGGCGAGGCATAGCCAGCGATCGCCTGCCGGATGCGCAGCGCCGAGACGTAGCGGATAGTCGTCGCCGTGCCCGCCTCGGCCTCGGCCTGACTGATCAGCGAGTAGGCCGTGGCGTCGAGCTTGGCATCCAGAGATGCCTGCAGACCGGTGACGTCGCCGATCGCATGAGTGTGGGCCGAAGGCGTGAAGGTCAGAGGCTTTCCGGTGATCTCGCCCCAGGCGTGGGTGTGACCGGCGTCCGCCTTGGAGGTGGGGTCGAAGTTCCCGCTGTCCCAGAATTTCCGCCAGGCCGACCAGGCGCCACCGATGGAGCCTCGGTGGAAGACATCGCCGCTGGCTGTGCGGGTGTAGCGCTGCTCAATCTGGTCGCCCTGGGCCAAGACCTCGACTATGCCGGAAAAGGGCGCCGGGTAGTTGGTGCCGTCAGTGGCACCCGCGTCGATCGGCTGGCGGTAAAAACCCGGAGTTGTGCACAGGTTGAGATCGGTTCCCGCCGCGGCCAGCGAGCTTACGAACTGCAACAGCACCGGCTTACCCGTCACCTGGGCCCAGTCATGCGAATGAAGCGCAGCGGCCTTGGTGGCCGGGTCGAAATTGCCGGAGTGCCAGATTGGGAAGGCGCCCCAGCTGGCGTAGCTCGGATAGATGCGAAGCTGGCTTTCGGTGTTGTAGGAGGTTCCGATCGACAGATATCCGTACGCAGGGCCTGCGACACCGCCAAATGCGCCAACGTGGAACCGCTGGTTTTCAGTCGTGCCAGCGCCAATCGTCAGCGCCCGAGCCCAACCGCCGCCCCCCGCTGCGCCTGAGGCGGCAGACAGTGTCAGGCCTCCGGCCACAAGCTCCAGGAAGCTGGAGGTGCCTGATACCTTCGGGAGATATCCGGCCAAGGCGGTCGCCAGGCCGGTGATCTTCGTCATCGCCAGGTCCGGGATGCGCAGGACGTTCAAGACGCCGGTAGTCACATTGCCGGCATCGTGGTTGTGAGCGGTGTCCGCTTTGCCCCCGAGGGCTTCAACAAGACCCGTGATCTTGGCCATGGCCAGATCGGGGATCCGCAGGTCGTTGAAGACGCCCGTTGTCACATGGCCCGCATCGTGGCTGTGCGCCGTATCGGCCTTGCCGCCGAGCAGGGCCGTCAGCAGCACCTTGAGCCGCGAGGGCGGCACCGCCACGTCGCTTCGCACGCCGGCGTCCACCTCGGCTTGATCGGCGATCTCGATGACTCCCGGGCGATCAACCGTCGCCGGCGGATTGATGAAGTCCGTATCGCCGAATTCGATCATGGCGGTCGTCAGACTGGCCAGCACCACATCCACCGCCAGCAACATGGTAGACGCGGCTGACTTCTGGACGATCGGTGCTGCCTGACCATAGACGGCGAACAGGGTGCCGTTCGACAGGATCAGGCCGAATCCTCGCAGATTGTAGACTTGGATCGATTCATCCCGGATGGTCAGATGCAGGGTGTCGTCGGCGACGACATCGCCTGAGAACGTGTTCAGGCGCTTGATCTCACTCGGAAGCGCCGCCATGGCCGCAAAGTCCGCGCCTTCCATATTTGAAGACGTCAGTACGATCTCAGTGATCGTCAGGGCGTTGGTCCCGGTGTTCTGGGCATTGATCAGGGCCGCGCGGCCCGCATCGGTGATGGTGATCGGCAATCCGGGCATCAGGCGGCCTCAAGTTGCAGGCGGACGTAGTCGGCCACGCGCGCCGCGGCGGTCGTGCCAAGTCCGCCCTGGGCCGAGAGGCCCTGGGTGAAGGTGAAGTGCGCGCGCACGGGCTTGGTCCGGGCGACCTCGTCAATGACTTCCTCGACGAAGCGGGCCGTGGCCGGCTGGCCGCCCTCCCCGTTCAGGGTCAGCACCAGGTCAAAGGTGTAGGGATCGCCCGGGGGATCCTGTTGCCACCATTCCCGCAGGGCGATCTGACCGCCGAAGGCCGCGACGACCTGACGGACTGAGGCGGCCGTGCCCTTCTTACGCTGGATCTCGATGGCAGCCGCCACCACAGCGCGCTTGACCCCTTGCGGCCAGGTCGGATTCCAGCTGTCGATCGACAGGGCATAGGCCAGCCACGGCAAGAGCTCGATCGGGCAGGTGTCGGGGCGCCAGAGATCCCGGAGCGGAACCGGCACATCATCCAAGCGACGCGTCAGGCGCTCGAGGGCCAGCTCGAGCGCGGTGGAATTCTCGGGTGCCAGGCACTGGCTGTCGCGGACCAGGGGCATGCCTATTCCCCGAGGCCGGCGTGCGTGACGTCAATCGACGTGCAGCGGGCCGCTTGTGTGCGGGTCACGACGACATTGGCGGCGGGTGACACCAGGTCGACGTCCTGGACGCCTTCAGGCGACAGGGCCGCGATGATCCCGGATCGGGTGACGTCCCGGCCAAGCCGGAAGCAGGCGGCGAGATAAGCGTCCAGACGGGCCAGCGCCTCGGCAATGACAACCGAGGCGTCCGGCCCCGCGAAGGTGGTCAAGGTGGCCTCGACCCCGAACGTCAGTACCTCGGCCGCGGCAACCGTCACCTGATCGGTCAGGGGGCGGACGTCCTCGGCCGATACATAGGCTTCGACGGCGTCGAGCAGGGCCTGATCCGGAACGCCGTCACCGAGGCGGGACAGGACCGTGACCAGGACCTGGCCCGGCGACGGGCTGGTGGCGCTGGCGTCCAGGACATCGCCGGAAGCGTCGAGTGCCTTCGACACATAGGCGCCCTCAGGCCCGGCCACGGAATAGGCCTCGGGCGCGAGCAGGGCGCGCCGGCGCAGGGCGTCGTCGTCTTCCATGATGGCGGGGACGAGACCGTCGCCGGACGCCGGCACGATGACCAGGCGCTCCACGCCGAGCAGCGCGACCAGGTGATCGAGGTCCGACCCGACGGCATAGGCGATCGTCACCGCCCGGGCGGCGTCGTTCACGCGCTGGCGCAAGCCGAGCTCGCGATAGGCGAAGATCTGGATGATCTTGACCAGCGGCTCGGACGGCAGGGCCAGTACCTGGGCCATGGCGGCGCCGGCCTCCGGGCTGTCCTCGGCCATGGCGTCGATCAGCAGCTGCCTGGCCTCGGCCACGATGGCGTCAAAGGACAGGGCCTCGACGACTTTCGGGAAGGGCAGCTTGGACAGGTTGACGGCGGTGGAGCCGCTGGCCTGGCCGGCGAGGACGGACACAGTCGGGAACCTCTAGGTCACGAGCGGGGGCTCCGTTGTCACCGCCCGGGCGTCTCGCTGGCGACCGCGGGCTGTTGTGCCGTGCGGTGCTGACAAATGTACGAGGCCCTACCGCTCGCCGCGCGGCGGCTCGCAGCTTGAGGGGTAGCACATTGTCCTACCTGCTTAGCCTTCAAGACCGCTCTATAGCCGTAGTCAGTTTGAACCCTCGATGAAGCATTTTCCTCCCTTCCGGACTCAGTATAGATTGTAGTGCACCGCTTGGCGTTCGCGTGGCCAAGTCAAGACAACTTGCAGCGCAGGACGCCCACAGGATACTGCTTTGATTGAGATTATTCGGCTTCGGCGTTTCGTTGATCATCTCATGGCAGGCACGGCTAGAGTCGAGCATTACCGAGAAGCCTTGTCGATCCTGCGGTTCCGCAACTACAGCCGGGAAAGCATCGCCGATCTCGGCCACGCCCTGCATCATGCAGGCGAACGCACAAACCAAAGCATCACATCCAAAACCATCGCGAACCACGCCGCGATCGTAGTTGGCATCGCGCCTCGAATCTTCCAGCCTGGCGACGGCCCTAGGGTCACGCCGACGCTCGAACAGCTCAAGGCGGGCGTCATTGCCAATCACCGTCAGAACCCACACCTCGCGCTCAGAGCTGGCTACCGGCCTGCGTCAAGCGAAGGGTTAGTCACATCAGCGCTGAGAAAGTGCAAAGGCGTAGATGGCTTGACCATTCTCACCAACAAGGCCCTCAGCCCAAATGAGGCGACACTGCTTGAGGTCTTGGTTAGCACACTCGCCTCCAGCGTGGCCTACACTCTGGAGACCTTGTTCGCCGACCTGCAGTACATCCTCCATCGAAACGGATTGGCACCGGAGTTTGCACTGGAAGGCGTGCCGAACGTCAAACGCCAGTTGGGTGTAATCGCCCTACACGCCTTTCACGGTGCCCGGTTTAGGCCGCGTACTGATGGGCCTCCGATTATTGCAACGATGTGGCCGGACGACCTGAATGGAGCGTCGATATCGGCGTCTCATCCTCTCTTCGACAATGGCTCCCAGCTTGGCTTTACCATTTTCTCCACAGACCTCTCAGCTAGTGATGTGTTGGCGCCCGAGGCGATAGCTGCACTCCGGGAAAATCGTTTTGACCCTGACTTGCTCGAAATAGGACCTGACTTCCTCATGCGCCCGTTTCAAGCGGATCTTTGACCCACGTTCGACGATGAGCGCACTCTATCCCGACTGCTGGATGGGGAGTTGTTCCATGCCGTGGCCGCAGGATCCGGATCTGACGCCACCAGACCCGCGCGATCAGCGGATGGCACGGATCCAACGCATCGTTGCAACTGTGCTGTTCGCCCTGCTGATGGCCGGGCTGGTCGTCAAGAACTGA